CTTCCGATCTATTTTCCCCACCGCAAAATAAAAAGCATCTTTTTTACAGTACCTTGAGCATAGGGGGCTATCATGTTTGCTTCTCCCTCCACTCAACTTCCTTCTTTACGCCGCTTGCAACCCGTGTTATCTCAACGCCTGATGCGTCTCGATGCTCTACGCTCCATCGATACCAACCCGGTGCAAGCGTATCAGTGGTAGCCCGTGGCACGTCAAAACGAAGCGTTACGTTTCCGCTTCCGGCATCGATCACTGTGCCAGTTACCACAAACGAATAGCTTCCGCTTTCGTCCATGTATTGCATGCCCAACCGACAGGTCGAAGTCCCGAGCACATAGCCCGTAGGTAACGCTACAGTCCAAGCGAACGCTCGGCCATTGGCGTTGAGGTAATCATCACCTATGTACAACGGCCCCGTAATCTGACCGCTTGCCGTCACTGGTAGCGAAGTCTGCACGTTGCCCGATGTGATTAGATCCGTCTTGTCTTTGATCGCGTCTAGCACTCCATCCGTTGGTATGCTAACCACCCCATTCGTATTAAACCCAAGGATCGACCTGATCGCCGTTCGTTCGCTACTTGTCCAATCCGTACCGCCACCTCCACCTCCACCAGCCGGAGCTAGTTCTAGTGCGTTCGCTGTGTATTGCCAATCTACCCCATCTGCCACGATCATTGAGTAGACTTGACGCAACACATAGCCAACGTCTCCCGCGTCATAAGTGGAAGTCGAAGTAGCTCTACCAAGCACCCCATCGGCGATAGCTGTCAACGCCGTTGCGTCGAAGTCAGCCGCAACAATAACGCCGGGCTGTAGTTCGTGAATGTCTGCCGCGACGTGCCCCGCACCTGCCCCGACCACCTTGACAGATCGATTATTGTCGTTGCTGATGATTATGTGCTTTCCAAAGCTGTCGGTTGCCCATGTTGATGTAGTCAAAGAGTTCCAAGTTGACGCCGCAATAACATCCTCAAGGCCGTTAGCAGACAGTGCACTTGGCCCTAGCTCATCGACGACGCCGACGCTGTTAATCTGACCGCTTGGATCGATACTTAACGCGGAGAAGTTAGATGGGAAAGCTTGCGTCAATGCGTAGCCTGTTTTATCTGCGTTGCTTCCAACGGTCACACGTCCGCTTCCGTCTATAGAAAGCGTTGCGAAGTTAGCCGGGAAGCTTTGAGTGAGTGAGTATCCAGTCTTATCCTGATTCGATATGACGGTTACCCGTCCGCTTGCATCTCCGGTTGCCAATGCTCCTGAGTTTCCTTGAGCGACGTTAGGTATCGCACTCAATCCAAACCGCGTTGCGTCTTGGTAATCGACCGCATCTAGCTCGACTTCGATCAATACCGGAAGCATGTTCGTTACGCCACGAATTCGGCACAGAACAAACCGAGCACCAGAAGCGAAAGCAGCATCAGGGAAGTCCACCTCGTAAGCACCGGCGAGCGAACCATCCGCCACGATTCCGCCGCTAGTGTAAGTCCCAAGAGTCTTTGACACCGGAGTAACCGAAGTCCAGGTAGACTGCCCAGCCCTTCGATACTCGAGCACCAATCCGCTAGATGAATTAGTGACACCGCTTAGACCGCCGCCAGTTGCGCTCGACGTGTCTGCAATGAATACTCCAAGAGATACGGAAGTTAAACCGCCTTTTATTTTTCGCTTCACGCTGAATATCCTCCGTTCATTGGCCGTGCAAATCGAAGTCCGCCGCCGCCAGTAAAACCGTAGCCAGTTTGCTCAGTCAAGCAAAGCATCACTGTACGCCAAAACGCCGACGTTGCCATCGTCAATGTCGTTCCCGACCAGACTGTTGTTCTTGACAATTGATACTTGCCAGCAGATTGAAAGTTAGCCCCGTCGCCTTGCTCAAAAAGGTTTGTCAACGCTCCAAGAGTCTGTGCGAGGTTGTTCGTTGTAGACCTGTTATGACCATAGGCAAAAAGTACGTTATCCTCACTCGAAGTGCGAAACGTGCCGCCAGACTGGGCAGTCCAAAGCATATTTGTTGACGTGCCCGTATTGGCTGAAATGAACCAAGGCCAAACGATTGTATTGGAAGATCCTCTCCACACCGTCACGCTTGTTTGATCCGAGTTCGTCCAAGTCCCTGTCGTTTCAGCATTGCTCTGTGCGTACTTATATCCGACCGTCATCGCACCCGTGCCACTGCCCAGTGCCCACAGATTTATGTAGCCCGTTGGAAGCGTTGGAGATGTTGCCGCGTTATCGTTTGTGGTGCAAACCAGAATCAAGTCGCCGGTCGCATGTGTTGGCATTGCGACCGTGTCCGCTGCTGCTTGTGCGTTCGAGACTAAGCTGATACTCATAGGTTGGGCTCCGTTTCAGGATCGCCGTCCCAATTTTTTACCGCCACATTGTACGCATTCCACCGCGTAGCACCTGCTCTTAACTTATCATCCTGCAACTTCTCAAGCCGCATCTGCTTAGCCGCTTCGACCACTCTCTGACCGTCATTCGCAAGACCTTGCAAGTCACACAGGCTAACCATCTTTCGCCCTGCATCCGCAATCGCTTGGCAGAAGGGATGATTGATAGCACGCATGGCAGCGTTAAATTGTTCATCGCCTATCGGTACTCCTGCACCAGCCGCCTGAGTGCCTACCCAAGCGTAGTTAATATCCGATAGAAAAGAAAGAAACGTCGAGACGTTTTGCGGCCCGATCAATCCGGCAATGCCGAGCAATGTCCATTTATCAGGATCGCTCCACGGCAAATCTTTTGCCGTTGCCGCCTGAATCAGCTCCGCATCCGTCATCGATTGCCAACCGTCGATCAACTCAACTACTTTGCGATAAGTGCCCATTTCATCCTCTTAATAGCTTCCCTATTTCCGTTTGAAGGTCTGCGATTTTAGACCAAAGTTTTTCGCGGTCGCTTCTGCATTCTTGCAAATCTTTTCGAGTTGCTTCCTTCTCGACGACGAACAAGCGAAACAAAAAAACGACGGCTCCAGTTAGCGTCGTAACCATCCCCGAACCAATCAAATAAAGAAGGGATTCCTGAGTCACTTTAACACCTCTTGCAATTGCTCAAACGTAAAAAAACCTACCTTCTCAACAGTTCGCCCGTCCTTTGTAATCAAAAACGTCGGCGTTAATCCGTAACTGTGTTCTTCGCAATACGCGACTTTCCACCCGTTCGCTTCAAACTTAGGGGCTTCGCATTTCTTCCATCGTTCGCAAGGTGGGCAAGATTTCGAGGTGAAGATGATGATCTCCGGCTTGCTAGGCTTGTCGCTTGGAGATGGTACAGGCTTTGGATCGTCCATTTTGTTGGTGTCAACAAAATGGTTTAGCGAACTTTCAACGCTTGCGACTTGCTCAATCAAACCATCCGGCGATGGAGTCAATTCCGCTTTCGGTTTTGGCTGATTGCTCCACAAGACGCCGCAAACCAATAGAAGCAAAATAAACATCGCTGAGCCTCCTTTTTCGTCGCTCATCCCAATGGCCTCTCTTTAGTCCAATCCATTTTACGCGGCCCCGGCGTCGAGAGATCCGATATGCCGACGATGGACGTATAGCTATGTTTGCAAAGTGCGTCGATCACGCTAGGGGCAATTTCCGTCCAGCTATCATTGTGCGAGTTGAGACGCCAGATGTACTTCCGTCCGCGTGAGTCTTTTCGCTTGCTGTAGCCTAGCCATGCTGTAGCGTGACCGCCTCCGTTGCGTAGACTGATCGACTCAAGTACGCCATTAGAAGCGTAGAAAGAATCATTCCACAGCGTCCCCGTATGCACCGCACCGCTACCGCTTGCCAAGTATTGAAAGATGGCATCATAGCTCTCCAACCAAGTGTGCGACCGGATGCGAAAAGGCTCGGCAAGCTTCCGCAGGGCGTCTGTAATCAACGCCCAGGCCCTCGATGGATATGGAGTGCGGTATGGCAAATGCGACTCCGTCAAAAATCCAATTTCCCTAGCTGCCTTAACGCCACCGCTTATCGTGCTTCCCTTATCCTCGCCTATTAGCCCGTCGATTCTTTGCGATTCCAAGTAGGCAAAGAGCTGAGAAAACTGACGGTCTTTGCTTACCGATCCATAAGGTAAAGCCCAAAGATATTCGCCGCAATTCGTGAGGCTGAATCCTTGGCAACTACTCATGTTCAGTTGCTTGTCATGCCGCATCAGCGGTCTAGGATCGATCTCCTCCGGTGCTTGAAAATCCCGCATGGTAAAAAGCATCGGAGTAGACGAATTGGCGATTTCGTCGCGACGTTCTAAGGCAGGATCGTAGCCGGTGAAAAAATCGCTCATTCCGGCCATCCTTTATTCTCAAGAGTATTCAACGCCGCATCTAGCTTCCATGCAAGCCCGTCTAACACAGCCGCGACGAGCATAAACACTAGCGATGGCAAGATCACAACTCGGAATAAAAGACGGTAGGCGATTCGCATTACCACGCCCCTCCGATCTTGCGATTTATCTCGGCGATTTCTTTTTCCTTACCCTCGAAGCTGGCCGGTAGATTTAGCTCGTTTAACGCCTTGTAAACCGCGTTCATCGCTTCTTTCTGCTTCGCCCCGGCATTCTCTGCGATATGCTTGAGCCACGCTTCCTGATCCCTGATTTCGCCCTTCTCAATCAAGTCAGCCGCCGACAAAAAAGCGTCTCGGTATGCGGCTCGGATGTTCGGCAAAGTTTTCGCGACTTGGCTTGTTACCGAGCCTGTAGATGGATCACCTCCCCCCTGCTTGTTTCGCAATAAAGCAAAGACGCAAACCGCAGCAACTAGCCACGGTAACACGCTTTGCGATTGCTTAGGTTGTTCGGTCATCTTTCACCTGTATTAAACCCCGCCAAAACTCGACCTGGAGGCTTGTAGTAGGTCGTGATCGGCTTGGCAGGGGTGTATTAGTCTAAGTCGCCGCTAGCTTCGCAAGCCTCAAGAATTGCCGCCATCGGTACGCCATCAATTGGGTAAGCCGACAAGTATCCTTGCTCTTTTGCCCATGCCCAAATCTTGATAGCGATCTGAACCAAGATGATAATCGTCATAGGATCAAGCCCGTAGACGCTGACCATCGCCGAGCGAAACGAGCGACGTGCTAAGCGAGGATTTCCATTCGCCTGATGGTAGCAAAACAACGCGGTTTCTTTATGCCGCTCGAACTTCTCTTGCCATGCTGCCTTGCTCATTTCTGCACCTCCGGCGGATTAACCGGACGGATTGATTCGCCAACAATCCAGCCACCGATGGCAAGAACAATCAGATTAATCTGATCTTCGGTTAGCGGCACTTTGTCTTTTAGCACGACGACAGCGACGGAAGCGACCGCCGCCCAGAATCTTTTTGATTTCAACAAACCCTGCAAATCCATAATGCACCTCCGTTTTGTGCATCTATGGTATCACGATTTTCAGCCGTGCCTAGATTTTAGATTTGTGCCTAATCCCATCGACATCCGCGACGATCCGCCGATGCACCTCATCCTTGGCAATCGCTTCCTCTTCGCAGTTGACCTGCTCCAAGCAGTCTCCATCGACGAAAATAGGCTCGCCGCGTTCAGCCCTAGCTCTCATTTCGTCGATCTTTCCGAGCGACCCGGCTTTGTGCAGCGTTGGCGTCATCCTAGCTCCCAAAGGTTAATGTGAATTCCGCTTTCAGTTTCTTCGCTAACCCATCGCTTATACGCGATTACAAAAGCTATCTGCTTGTCATCGTCGTATGCAACCCCGTTGAGTGCATCGAAAACGAGCTTTTGCAAATTATCGATGTCGGCTTTGCCAGTATGCCATCCGCTTTCGCGTTGTTTTTTAGTATGCGACTTTGGCCTAGTGAATCGAAAGAGCAAATCGCACCCAATCGGCCCCTCCAGCTTCTCACCCACAAACGCTTCGCGGATAGCTTGCTTCAGAGCGTGCGAACGGTGTTTTTTATCGACGTACGCCCTAGCAAATCCGCCCCGCGTCGAAACCTTCGCTCTAGGTTGTGGCACTGGTTCGCAATGCACGAAAAACGAGATACGTTTCATTGTGCAGCCTCGATGAGTTCTACATCATCTTTTTTGAACCATCCCAAAGTGCAACGCCTTTCATGTGCCAAGATCGAAAAATTTCCATTCACTACTGGACAGAAACTATTAATAACGCCAACCTCGCCGATTGGATTCATAAATCCTCTAGCTACTCGCACATTGTCGCCGACCTTGGGAATCCATTGGGCAGGCTCTGCGAGTTCAACTACATCGCCTTCCGCTTCTGACTTCTCCGCTTCCCCAATAGCCCATTCGAGATACTTTGCCGCCTTGCGTAGATCCTCAAGTGTGTTGCCCTTGTGTCGGCATCGCCAAACGTACTTCAGCACGTTGCCCCGGCAGTAGTCCAAAAACGCATCTCCCAAAGCAGACTTGATTGCGTCGATAGCCTCGACGTTGCCCGCGTTGTAGTGGCTAGGCTTGTTTACGTTGTCACTCATTCCGATTCTCCCTGGTAAATAATCTCCAACCCGATCCACTTCGCTACGGCATGCTCCGCCGTAGCTCCCTTCGATTGCTCCCAGCCGCGTAGCATGTAGATTGCATCGCAGTCAGTTAGTAAGCCCAGTAGCACCGACGCAACTTCACTGAGCGGCGTCTCCTCGTCCCAAAACTCATCGATTGCTACGCCGTGAGGATCAATAACTTCAAAATAGCTTTTCGATTCACCCAAACGCTTCGCAGCTTTGTAAAACTCGTCCCGGTTCAAATCCGGCTTGCCCGTCATCGGCCCGGCGATGTAAATTCGTTTCATTTACAGCCCCTTTCGTTCCATACGAAGTCGAAAAAATCGTCTCCTCGCTTGTTCAGCTTTTTTAGCTCGGACTCAAGCAATGCCCTCTGGCGATTACTAAACTGCTCAAAAAACTCAACCGCCTTTTCAAGCGTATCGAAGTGCGAGCGGTAGTCATTGCTCAAATTCTCACGGCTTCCATTCTCGAAAGTCACCGTCTTATCGGTAAATTTCAACGCCTTCCGCTTCTCGATTGGATCGCCGTACTTTTTGTTGATTGTGTAGACGTCTATCATCTTCTCCCCCATCTCGATTCGTATAGTTCTTGCCTTTGCTCCATTGGCATCAAAAGCAGTATCTCCGCTATTTCGCTGCAAACCTCAACAATGGCGCTACCATTGAGGCCATGCACGACCGAAAAATGCTCTCGCATCGTCCTCGTGCAAAAATAAATGCTTTCGTCGTCGATATTGCCATCATCCAGGACAATATGCAACGGCCCGCCAACTCCGCATTCCGGCATTGAGTAAAGTTCAGCAACCAACTCCGCAAGTCTTTGCTCTATCACTTTGCATCCTCCCAGTTCCTACCCGGCTTCCGTCGTGGCGTCAGCATTGCCCTGTCCTCACGCTTGATCTGCTTGAGGCAAGCATTACCAACCCACTCCGAAAGAGTCATTCCGGCGGCCTTTGCTGCTCGTTTAAATGCTTGGCAGTGATCCGGCGGTTGACTGGTTGTAATTATCTTTGATTTATCCGATCCCATAGGCTTTAGCCCTCCTTGGTTGGAAGTGTAGTAAGTTACTAAAAGTTAGACAAGCCTGATTCGATTTTCGAGACGTCCATCCACCCCGTCGAATCTGTCCAAGTGTCAATGTGTCACCTATAGACCCCTCCCCCTAAACCACCCCCCATAGCCACACCCCCCTATAGAGGGTAGCAACTACCCAAAACCAAAACTCCGGACAGTGGGACAGATTCAAGGACAGTAAGATACTAAACACCCTTAACACTATAGAACACTATAAAATACTAATACTACTACTATACTATAAGAGCTAAGGGAAGAAAAACCACCCTAGACACGCTGTCGAATCTGTCACAGATGCGCCGTGACACATTGGGACAGATTGTGACAGATTCGACCAAATGACGCTTGGTGGATTAGTGTTGCGTATACTTTTCTCTGCTTGTATTAGTTTTTTTCTTCCACCTTTTTTGTGACACATTCGCCAAAATTGGCCTATTCTGTGACAGATTCGACCGGCCTAGAAACGAAAAAAGACCCGCTTTCGCGAGTCTCTTTTTTAAGGAAAAAAGGGTGTTTTTCTTTACGGCTTTTTGCGTATGTAGAATTTCTTTTTTCGCGTCGAAGTCTGCTGATACTCGATCTCGAAACCTAGCTTTGTTGCCGCTGAGTCGAGGTCGCCGCTGGTCAGGCTCCTGCACATCCGCAACGCTTCTCTGGCTGGTATTGGCCCCTTGCCATCCAAGCCCTCTAAAACCTTTTTGGCAAGCATCAGCGACTTGTCAATCATATTCTGCTCCACCAGGTCGCAAGCGATGCGGGAGAGCCAATTTGAAAGCCTGATGCCCCAATTAACGTCTTGAATCTCGATTGATTCTTTGCCGACGTGGGCAGGGCTGGGTAACCTCGAACACCGATGCACCATTGCCAGCATCAGCGACCTAGCCGCCGTGCGTCCCCACATCGCCGAGCGTTGAGACGATTCCGCTTCCATCTTCGCGTCAATCGCAAAACTATGCTCTTCCCACCGCTCTTGAGCATCCGGCGTGATTCGTATCTTGACCGCTTTGCTGTTGATGTCGGCTAGGTTTTGACGCTGCCCAAAATCTCCATCGAACGCTTTCGCCTCTTGGCCTGGGATAAATGCAAACCACTCTCCGACTCGTCGAACAAGCTCCGAGTTTATTTCAGGGCTTGAGTAGCCACGCTTCCGCTTCGGCCTCTCTTGCACCGGCCAAAAGCTAATGCGGTTCAGCAATCCGTCAGAGACGTGATCCGCAGTAATCCCGTCGAAGATGGTTGATCCGGTAGACAGCCCAAGAATGCAAAGATGCGGTTGATCGATCTCGTTTTTAGACCCGGCGGCATGAGCTGCCCCAAGGAATCGACCGCTTGATTCTCCGTATAGGCTCAATAGATGCTTTCCGATGTTTTTGAGGTGCTGACTGCCTTTTTTATCTAGGATCCCTTGGAGCACCTTTCCGAATTCGTCACCGATCCAAATACTACAAGGATTTGCAACCATCGCCGTAATCAGCCCATTCCCTGATTGAACATCCGCCGCCATAAGCAACTGCGATGCACCTGCGGCGTCTAGGATTCGAGTGATAGCCGACTTGCAAGCCTCTTTGCCGCTTGCCGTCTGTGCTATGACTAGGTTGTAGTCGTTGCTTCTCAGGTCGGTGTGCGTAGCAACCTTGCGGCCTAATAACACCTCCATCAACGAGATTGCTACAGCCATGCCCATGATGGGGCTAGGTCGGATAGCCAAGTCCCAGTAGTAATCATACGCAAGCCTCAATAGCCCATCATCGGGCAGCATAGCCAAGCAGAAGTCAACGTCTGAATCGTCATCTTCGCTAGCTTGTTCGCTTCGCAATGTCGGCCAGAGTCGATCCGCAATCTCTCCACCTTCGATGATATCCGCCATGCTTAACGCAATCGATCCAGATGGTTTTTCTTCTCTCGGCGATCCTTTTTCGCGTGCATTCTCGATTGTCTTAGATAGCTCACGTTCATCGAGAGGTGGAGAGCATCGAGAGTTCCAACGCTCGCAAACCTGCTTAACGTCCGCTAGGCTTGGCGGTGATCCGTCATCTCCACGCATTGCCCAGAGATGCCCGGCTAGGCTAAATAAAGTCTGATTTCTTCCGCCTTCGCTCGATGCTGGCACAGCGTCGGCGTAGTCAATCATTCGATCCATCAACTTCGATTCGGAGATGATTTGCATTATAGACACCGGCTTGCGTTGCTCAATGCGTAGGTACTTGTCTAAATACGCTTCGAGCTGTTCTTGGCACTCCTGCGGCTCTGTCGGTTCCTTTCCGTAGTAGTAAAGATCTCCAGTCATAACCCAGAATCTACCATGCTCATAGCACTCTACACCGTTGCGACTACATACTGACCAATCCGGTTTTTTACCGCGAACGATGAAGTGCAAACCTCGTCCGCTTTGGGAGACTTCGCAATATGCTAAGTTTTCAAACATGCTTAAAGCATTAAAAGCTGCTTCGTTGAGCGTTCCGTTTTCATCGATGCAGTCATCTAAGTCGATCCCAACAAAAGGATCTGACTCGTGGAAAACATACGCGATACGCGGTTCGTTCTTGATCGATTCGTAATCCGTCCAGGTAGAAGGATCATTCGATTTACCGTTCGGTATTTTCTTGCCGTCGCTCGTCAGTGTCCAGGTTATCCATTGCCTACGCTCTGTCATCGATTTAGGAAACTGTCTCATTTGCAACCTCTTCTTTCACGTTTAGCCATCCTGGGTATTCGATCTTCCAATATGATTTATCTTTTGGCCTAGATGCACTGATGATTCTAGGCTTGCGAAACTCTCCTGAGCTTGCAATCTTGACCGCTTCGTAAGCATCGCTTGGAAACGGTTCATCTGTTCGCTTCTTCCACCATTGCCGACAGAATCTATCTACGTTGCAGTTTGCGGAATCGAACTTGATCCACTGCGTCGGCATGTCGTTTTCCATGCGATTCTTGCCGCTGCTTGTGACTGCATACTCAACCAACATACATGGGCTTTGGTTCTTCGGCCTAACTACTCGATAAAACACATTTACTACGCAGTAAATCCGCTCTTTATCGCTGGATATGATTTCAGCATCGTCGGTTGTAGCGTTGTGCCTAAATCCAACAGGGAATCGAAAACCGCATTCGCACTCTATTTGATCCGGTTGTGGTACTACCTCGCAAGCTGGACACATTCGGCCAGATACGCTCCGCTCCGTTTCAACGGTTTCGCCGCTTGCTTCGCTGCTTGTTTTTCGCGCTGGCCTGATTCGATCAATCGGCCCATGTCGCTTGATGTTTTCTCCGAAGTCCAGGATTAAACAATCATGCTTCGACTCGTGCGGACGCATCCCTCGACCTACGATCTGGGCATATAGCCCAGGTGATGCCGTAGCTCGAAGGATGGCAACGCAATCAACAACAGGGGCGTCAAAGCCGGTTGTAAGCACATCGACGTTTACGAGGTATCGCGTTCGCAGTTGGCGAAAGCGCTCGATGATGTTTTCTCGATCTAGCTTTGCGGTTCCTCCGTGAATCATTTCAACGACTGATCCCGTCGACATTTGCAGGATATGCCGAATTGCCGCTGCATGGTTCACCGAAGTCGAAAATATCAGAACGCTATGCCGATCTTGAGTCTTTGCTAATAACTCGTTGCAAGCATCTAGTATTTCTTGCTCACCGAATAACCGCTCGCATTCTTTCGAGATAAATTCACCCGCTCGAATATGCAAGCCGCTTGTATCAACAGAGCTTTCAGCGCTTGAGCTTATTAACTTGCAAAGCAATCCGCGTTCAATCAAAGTCGGAATGTCAGCATCTTTCGGTTCGATCAAGTGCGAGAATTGCTTATCCTTGCCGTAGATGTATCCATCTCCGGTTCGGTATGGAGTTGCGGTTAGTCCGGTTACTCTGCATCGACCGTTTAGCTCCATGCTGCCAAGTAGCGTTCGGTACATGCCCTCATCGCGTTCTGGTACTAGGTGGCATTCGTCGATGATTACTAGATTGCGATGGCCTAGCTCCGATGCTCTGTTGTAGACGCTTTGGACTCCCGCTACCACGATGTTATTAAGCACATCGCGACGTCGAAGTTCAGCCGAATACAAGCCTACGTTGTATTCTGGTAGCAAGCCCTGGATCTTCTCGGCATTTTGCTCGATTAGCTCTTTGCGATGTTGTAGCACCAATACGCGGCCCCTGAAATCTGCTACGGCTCGGCGTGCTATCTCTGCGATTACAAGCGATTTTCCGGCCCCTGTCGGCAAGCATATAACCGGCTTCGCTTCTGGTGTTTCTGCGTTCGTCAACATGCGGAAAGTCTGATCTACCGCATCCTGTTGATAGTCTCTGAGTTGATACATGGCAAAATTGATTTAGAGTATTGAGATAAAATAAAACCCCCCTCCCGCGAAAAGCGGAAGAGGGGACAAGGCCCCCGACGATTGCGAATCGTGGCCCTGCTGCGGTAGTTGAGTGTCTCTAATTTAGAGCGTCACCGATGGCACTTACCGCTCACCAGCCTGCGGAACAAGTCCACCCGGCCAAGGATTACCAATACCTTTCGACAGCGTGACCGTTTGCCACAATCTGTCTGTTAAATGAGCTAACCATCATCTCGATTTTCGATTCGTCGTGATCCCAAAGCATCGAAACAGGATCAAAGTAAAGCACCGCCAGCTTTCGCCCGTACTTATCTTTTTTGTCTTTGAGAGTGCGGACGTAGACGTACTTGAAAGCATCGCCGCCCATTAGTACGCTCTTGACGTACTCTTTGGCGATCTTACCAGCTTCCGTTTTCATCTCCGGTGCATCGATCCCGTAGAGCCTCAAGCGTTCCATAGTGTGAACGCCAAAACCTAGATCGATTAGCACGTCGATAGTATCGGCATCGATGACCGCTTTAACTTCGCCGCGATAGGTGTACATACTAAACCTCGATTCCGTCAAAGAGAGATGGTTGCAATGCGACGGATTCGCACTGCTTCAGGTTCTTGCACGCTTCCGCAAAATACTCTTCCTTCAATTCGATCCCGATGAACTTTCGTCCCATCTTAATCGACTCGTGGCCCTCTGATCCGATGCCGGCAAATGGAGATAATACAACATCACCAGGATTGCTCCATAGCTGCAAGCATCGATGAATAACATCAAGCTGTAATGGACATATGTGCCTTGTGTCGGATTCGCTTCGAGCCGCCCTTGCGTTTAGCGTGTTGCTTTGGTTTATATCCATCCACACTGGCGAAGCGTAACGCTGCCAGATGTCGATTGATAGATTGCCGCTTTGCTCGAAAGACTCACCTGCAAAGTGATCGAACTCGCCTTGGATTGGATCTGCGTTCTTTCCAGGCTTGCGAAAAGTGCAAACGTAGTCCGGGATGCCTTGACGACTCATGGATGAGTCTTTGACCACTTGCTTGTGAAGCAACCCAAGTGCCTTGGTTCGCTGCATTGCCGTAACCGGATCTTTCCAGATGCACACTTCTGAGTGATAGATAAATCCAGCACGCTGAAACGCTCTAATGATATCGCCGCGAAAGTCGCGGATGCCAATGTACCCATCCCGCGTAATCGTGCTTGGCATGTTCATGCAATGCACCGACACTAAGCGACCCGTCTTGAGAACTCGAAACAAATCCGAGATTAAGAACCCAAAATGGGCAAAGAATTCTTCATCGCTTTCGCAGTTGCCCATATCGTTTATAATGTCGCTGTAAACGTACAGCGACGCAAACGGCGGGCTAAAAACGCTAAAGCCAATCGACTCGTCCGGAATGTCTTTAATCACCTCGCAACAATCGCCGTTATACAAATGCCAATTCAATCCAGACTCACTGTTTTTTGCTGTAACGCTCACGGTATCAACCTTTCAAAAAAGATGGTAAACTAAACGATCCTTCGGGCTTGTAGTCCCGCTTTCCTTCTCTTAGTCCGAACTCAGCAAGCGTTGAGTCACGCATCGCCTCAGCCATGCCGCAACGCATAGCGTCAAAGTCTGATTCCTTGCGAGCAATGGCCGACGTAATCGCCGACTCGCTGTCTGCTATGACGATGTGAACATCAACAGGATTAACCTGGCCAAATCTCCAGCATCGCCTAACCGCTTGATAGTATTGCTCAAACGAGTAACTAAGACCTGCAAACACCATGCGATTGCAGTGCTGCCAGTTAAGACCCATGCCAGCTATTGACGGCTTGGTTATGATCGTCTTTACATTGCCACTAGCAAACGCGTCGAACGCCTCAATCTTCTGCTGGGAAGTCATCGAGCCTTTAACCTCGACAGACTCGCCAATCAACTTGGTTAATTCACTAGACTCGTAGTCAGTGTCGCACCACACGATGCACTGTGAATCATCGGCATTAACAAGTTCACAAGCCTTCGCCGCTCTTGTTGCGCAAGTAATACGCTTCTCTTCGTGTATGCTAGTTGCCGTTATCCCGCGAGTGCTGAACAATGCACCCTCGCAAGGCGTATCAACCGATTCGACAATGTGCCTATGCACTCGCAACTTTGGCAACACAAATCCATCGTCACTTCCTCCTATGTCGCTTGGCTTGCCAATACACACAGCCCATTGCGAAACCCAGCTCCAGAAGTCCTTTTTGCCGTGAGGCATTAAGACCCAATTGGATGTGTCGCTTGAGTCGTGGTAGAAGAATCGATTGAGCATGTCTCCAGCTTGGCACACCCCAAGAAATTCGGCGTGGTTGCCTAGCTCCATTGTGTCGTTTGGACTTGGCGTAGCTGTGCAAGCCAATCGATACTCAACGCCTGCATATCTGTCCGTCAACAACTCACGCGTCTTACTATTCATGCCTTTGAGTATGCTTGACTCATCGAGCACAACTCCTCCGAACTTAATTCCGTCGAACTTGTGAAGCTTTTCGTAGTTGACGAGGTTAACTCCATCGATGATTTCCGATGGATCGTCAACTACAGCAACGCTGCACTTGACACCAAACTTCTCAGCCTCGGATTTTGTCTGCGAGCGAACCCCCACCGGGCAATGAACAACGACGGGCAGTTTTGTTTTCTTGTGCACTAGTCTAGCCCATTCGAGCTGCTGAAATGTCTTACCAAGTCCGCAATCCTCAAACAGTGCCGAGCGGCCTCGACGCAACGCCCATTTTACGACTCTTGCTTGCCAATCCATTAACTTTGGATTTAGCTCTTGATCCTTAACATCGAAACCAAGCGACGGAATCGCTTTCCGCTTCGACGCGATAAACTCTTGATAATCCATTAACGCAACACCTCACACAATGGGCAACTTTGTTTAACGCATGTAGCACCGCAAACGCTGCAACGCCAACCGACATGCTTTCGTTCGTAGCTAGGCAGCCCATCTTCGCCTAGCTTCCCGGTCTTAACCAATCGCGATACTGGCCGCATCGCTTTTTGCAGAAAAACAATTCTTTGCTTCTCACGCTCTTCTAACGCTCGTTGATTCGCTCTAGCTCCAATCGCCTCCTGCTTCAGTCGCTCAACAGCTAGCCGATGATTATGGCATCGGTAGCACTTGCCGTTGATTTCAGCAATGCGACCTTGGCAAGTTGTGCATCGAGGCTTGCGACGGGACTTGGTTGAAGTACTCACGCCTCACCGCCTTTCGCTTCTCGCTTTAATCGATCATTTTCATCTCGCAACTCGTCGATGATGGAGTTGAGTTTTTCGATCTCAAGATCGGATTTCTTCAGTTTGTCCGATACGTTTTCGATGATTGCGTGAACGTATGTCACATTGCCTATGATCTTTACAAGTTCGGTTTTGATAGACTCGACGTTCATCATCAACTCCTTGCCATCGGCATGACTACATAAGTCCAACGATCCGACACAAACACCGCTGGCTCAGATTCCGACTTGATGTTTAGCTCAAACACCTCATCCGACCCGCATCGCTCAGCGAAGTCGAGGACGTATCGCCCGTCCATCGTTGCTTTGAGGTTTAGCGAAGAGTCGATAGCAAGCGACGTTTCAACCGCTCCGATATCCGCACCTCTTGCACTTACTGCCAACTCACCAGGAGCAAACAAGAGATTGACGCCGCGATTCTCCGAGGTGGCAACAACGAGGGCTTGCCGCATCGCTGAAACAAACGGCCCTGCTTCGATGGGCACCTTGGTAGATGACGCCGTTGACGGAATAACTCTCGTATAATCAGGGAATCGACCTTCGACTAATCGAGACTCGACGTAAGCCGCCTCAGTTGCGACGTGTATCGAGTTGTTCGCTAAGTGGATATTTACGTCAGCCGCCCCGCTGATCGCTTTAATGATCGCAGCAAGGCCCTTTTGAGGCACGATAGCCGACTTGCCAACATCGCCGCCGATAGCGTCGATGGTTAGCTTCGAGAGTCTACGCCCATCGGTAGCAACTAGCACCAGTTCGCCGTCTGCGGACTCGATCAATACGCCGCCTAGCTGGTAGCGGGTGCTATCCGTATCGCAAGCAAACTTCGTGCGATTGATAGCCCCGGTAAGAGGCTCGGCTTGCGTTGTTATCCACTTCGCATCTTCCGCTTTCTTACATCGCGGAAACTTCTCAGGATCGAGGCTCGGAAGGCTGAACTTCGATTTGCCGGCCTGAAATTGTACGCTGCTTTCGCTTGCGTCAATCGTGATAATCTCAGCCGATGATTCTTTGAGAAGCGAAGCCGTCTTTGCTGGATCGATCAACGCCGAACCAGGCTGAACAACCTCCGCATCACCATCAACCATTATGGACACTTCGCCGTCAGTCGCTTGCACGGTGATCCGTTTATCCGCATCGACGCGAACAAACTTTAGAACCTCGTGCGTAACTCGACCGCTAGCCGCTGCACTCGCAACGCGGTCAAGTAGTCCTAAGAAATGCCGTCTGTTAACTGCAATCTGCATAATCAACCCTTTCAAAGTAAAAACAAACAAACAAAAGTGAGCCGCTAGGATTCGAACCCATTCCGTCTATCAGGACGTGCCAAAGCTCCATTAGGCGAACGGCTCAGCCAAACCTACTCAATCGTTCCGTTCAGCAACGCGATACGCTTCTGAATTCGTACGGGGTCTTTGCAGTCCTCAGTAACCACATTTTCGAGTTGTACGGCGTCGGCAATATGGTCGGTGGCTGGCTCTTTGATCTTCCGAATGTGTCGAACATGAATGCTCTTGTTGAACCTCACGCTCTTGGGGCTCGCCGGATCGTATGTGTAAGGCATCCACCGATTCCCATCGTCGTACATGTCGGACTGCTCGATGTGGTCGCTCTCGTCGAGTTCTCGCCACCCATTAGGGATCTTTATCGGCTCTGCCGGAATCCTCCTGATCGCTGTCCACGACTGCTGATTCGCTTTCTCCAGGATCTCATCTGGAATCATCTCCCATCGGCCACGGCTCACGCACCAGAAACAGTCTCCGATTTCGCGAGGCTCGGCTTTCGAGTTCGAGTGCAGCAGCATGAACCCAGGAGGAATCTCTCTTGGCCACGGTCCGATGAATGCGTCGATGTGCTCAACATTGACTGGGATGATCTTCGACTGGGCTGCCTCGCTCGATGCGACGACCTCGATCCTCGCCTCCTTGTAGCAGACAACGAGACCTGGCTGATTAGGATGCTGCACGACGAATGGTTTCCTGCCGCCTGTCTGGATCGCTACGAGCTTTCGCTTTCTCCATATCCTCTGGCCTGTGTGCGGATCGGGAGTGCATGCCTCGATCTCGATGGGACCGTTCGCGAGATCCGAGAGTTCTGGTTCTCGATACTTCTTCGAGTCCTTGATCATCTCGATGATCACCAGATTCTTCGATTCACCCTGAACAGATCCGAGCCACTTTAAAGGATTACCCTGCTTATCAACATAGGTCTCTCCATGACATACTCGACCCACTCGAACCAGTCTCCAACCATTCGGGATTCCTTCAATGCTCATCGTTTTTTCCTCTCGTGAAATACTGTAAAAAATGGACTGGGAGGATTCGCAGACCTCCCTGAATCGAGTCGCTCAGAGTCAATTCTGATCCCGCTCAAGTCTCCCAGGATCAGATCTCGTCCGATCGCCACTGCGCCGCCACGCTCGAAAGTCCAGAGGATCGGCAGGGAGTCGAACCCTGCACTGCGACCATCGATCCTGCCCCACGAATTACTGAATCGTCCCGCTAATCAACGCAAACTTCTTGCGAATCCTGACCGGATCTTTGCAGTCCTCAGTGATGACATTGACGAGTTCCACATCATCGGCCTGTCGGCTCGCTGATCCGTTGCCGACAACCACTCCGGCAGTCTCTGCGATCCCATCATCGAGACATTTCAGATAACTGTCGGAGATCGATCCGACTGCATTGTTCCCGGCCAGGATGCAGACTCGACTCGCGCTCGTAGATCGATTCTCGATCAGACTGTTCGAGATCGCGAACTCTGCGAAACTCAGGAGCATCGAGTTCGAGTTCTTCGTCGTCGTCAGTTGAAGATGATTCGCGATCACTCGTGGTCGAGTACCGCTGACGTAATATGCCGCAATGGTCCCACAGATCCCGCTCGCATCTGGCTCGATCACGACCGGATCGGCAGCTGTGCCGCGAACTTCGAGAGTCCCATAAACCTGGACTGGGACACCGAGACCAGAGACCCGAACTCTCGCTCCTGCCTCTAGGATCAGAGTTCCTCCTTGACGAACAATACAGTCACGAGTCTGAACGTAATCACCTTTCGGGACAACGACCGTCTGACCTGCCTCGACGAATCGAGCAGGGAACGGAGTCTGAGCCATAACCGGCATACAAGCCACCAACGCCAACACTAACGCACAAAACGATCTCATAAGAAATCCCTTCAAAAAAAACTTGAAACAAACAAACAAACAAACAAACAAACAAAAAAGGATCGGGCAGATGGCTAATCGCGATTCGGACTAGCCACCTGCTTCCCGGTTATTCCGAGCACGGGAAAGAATCGAAACCTTAGCTAATCTTTGCAGACGCATATTAGGCTCACCGACTCCTGAGTTACCTCCTATCTTTGCGTGTCATTCCACGCCGCCGATCCTCGCAACTTAGGCAGTTGCCGCCGTTCGCACTACCAAGGTTGCCCCTGAGTATACTGCTGTGATTGCTGGACTTGAGGCGGTGCCGCCGGAGCTTCTCGCTTGCTGTAGCCCTTGATTCGATTCTGCTTCGTTGTGTTGCCGTTGTAGGTATTATCTTCAACAGCGACATTGATAACGAGCGGACGGTTGCAAAGCTGCGAAGTGTCCGTAGCCTTGATGCCAACCGCTTCGCAGATTGCCTTGAGCGTGCCGCGTGCGATGTTTCGCGGTTTCTCGTTTGAGTGCCAAAGGTTAAGGCTGTCCCAAAGTAAACGGTTTTGGTATTCGCCATGCACGATCTGCAAAGTTAGCTCAACGTATCGATCACCTGCCCGCGATGTCTTTTCCGTCGTGTCGGAAATAATCGCTAGGTATTTACCAGCCGGAATAGGCCCGGTCTGCGGTGCGGATGCTTCGTAATCGTCGATGTTAAAATCGATGTTTGACATTTCATTCTCCTAAAAACTGATTTCACTTGCAACGGAATCACTAGCAACGACCGCCGCTGCTGGCTTGATTTCATTCTTTGTGAGATACGGATAAAAACTCTCAATGCTCATCGGAACTTCTGATGGCATCCCTAGCCGATTCTTCGCTTCAATGCTCTGCATGTTTTGGCATACGATGATTCTTTCACCGGCCAATGCTACGCTTCGCTTTCCGTCATCGGCTTTCTTGGTCAATCGCTGATGTTTGCAGAATAGCACTTCGTCGCACCATTCGCTAACGCATTGCGACCCGGTGCGATGCAACGCAGGTCGGTAGTAGTTGTAACCGTCCCCTTCTGGATCGCTGAACTTGTCAATCTTTTCGTGGCATGTCAAGACAATATGCCGACCTTGATTCCACAAACTACCAAGCCCCGCGAAAACGCCTTGCCACATCTTTGCAAGTGCTTCATAGCCTTTGCCAAATCCGATGTCCTCAATGGTTGCTTTGTTTGCTTTCGATGCGACTTCGTGCATCAATAGCTTCTCCAGCCAGTCTACAGTATCTACAACCACGGTAGCGTAGTCAGTAGATGCGAGAGTGACCAAGCAATCTTGAAACTCTCGGAAGCTTTTAACCAAGTCTGTATGATCGCATTCCAAGTCGCGAATACCATCTTCCAGGTTGATAAACACCGGATGCGGAAATCGACTCGCAAGCGTTGACTTGCCGACTCCAGGCTCTCCGTAGATTAACATGCGGCGTGCTTTAGCCGTTTTACCTTTGTTGATCTTCATTATAAATCCACCTCTCCAAGTGCTCTGAATTGAGCTTCGTTGCAATCGTAGATTTCTTGCATTCCGCCGGGATCGATTGCCGACCAATCGACGCTAAAACCGGCATTTCGCATGTACTCGAATTCTGCGTTTAGCTGTGCATCGCAAGCTTCACGCGGCGTAGATTGTGGGAACCGACGAAACGTCATCGCTTGCCCCTCGTCGTTGCTGATCTTGACCCAAAAGCACCAGTCCATCACTTCCGCTCCTTCTGCCGCTCGGCTAACATAGCATCGGCGTATGCGTACTTAGCTTCTTCTTCTGTGATCGGAGTGCCGTTGAATGAATAGATCTCCATCCATCGCTCAACGTCGCTATCGCTTGCGTGAGACGCGAAGTAGTCGCGTAGACTCATGCCCTCTGACACAAAACCTTTCGCGTCCGTGCCTGAAAACGCTGGCCCGCCGTCATTAGTTTGATCCATCTTGCATCTCCTTCACGAAAACGCCGTCAACCATCTTGCCGCGTCGGTCTTTTATTTCATTCCAAGCCACTTCTCGGCACTGGTCGATGTCTAATCCAAGCTGTGCACACATCACCGCTAGTACAACCTGGATATCGCCGATGGCGTCGATAATCTCAGGCTTGTCGTCATCCTGTAGAGCATGCGAAAGCTCTTCGCACTCCTCAAATAGTTTCGTCATCTGCCAACGAGGATTCGACCCCTCGATCAAATTCCGATCCTTCGCCCATTGTGCAACCCTGTTGCCAAATGATAAATCACTCATCACGCATCATCTCCAAACGCTGAAAAAAACCAATCGAAAAACATGTAGCCGAAACCGATCCAGCCACAAAAAACCAACGCTATTCCGCACCAATCAAGCGTATCCATTTTGAACCCTCTCCGTAGTGCAGAGCCATCCGCTATCGAGTAAATCGCCGAATCTATAGCTGATCCAGTCCATGATTTCCAGGCTGTCCCAATCGCTAGGGATGCCCTGCGATATAGTGATCGTCGATTCGATCCCGCGAACGAATCTGGAAAAAACGATCTTGTGGACGTAGTGCTCAATCTGCATTCTCCAGCTCCTTTCGATTCCAAAAATCAATGTGCTTGTGCAAATCGTAGCTAGCTTCTGAAAGCTGGCGGTTGAAGTCAAGTAGCTTGCCGATGTGCCCCCAATTAACTTTGCAAGTCTCCGGCGGTGGCATCCGCTCGATTAACCCGGCTAGGTTGTCGAGGAGCGAATCGGACAAGTCCAAAAGCTCTGCGTAGTGTTGGCGAATGTCATTCATTACCATCGGCCCTTTCTCTTCATCTCGTTAGCTCGAAGCTCACAGGCCCCTTGCGTTCGCTTGTTGCCAGTCTTTTGAAGAAACAACTTCGCTCCCTGAACTACTGATACATCTTGGCAGCATCGATGCAAAAGATCCTCTTCCGCCTCCGTCCACTTTTCGCGGTCTCTTTTTTTCTGACCAACGCAAGGCTTCGCCGGTTGTGCTCTACCTATTGCGGAGTTGGCAATCTCAGTCAGACCGCCGATAAAAAAACCCATCTCCAGCAAGTCCAGTTTCTCGCACTCATTCCACAGTTCACGCAACTTCAAATAACTCATCGTCAAACCCTCCAATCAAATCCAATGCCGCAATTAACGCGGCTCGTTCGCTTCGGTAGATCGACGCCGATCTTTGGTAACCGTTTTCACTTGGCGTAGAGTAGCTCCACTCTCCGCGACTAACATTCAAAATAATCCCACGCTCCGCCGCCATCGCTCGCAACGCTTTCCGCGATTCGTCAGCTAGTGGCGACCGAATCAGATTGAGCGATGCGAGGTGCGACTGCCAATTGGTTAGGTGGTGCATCATGACGCTTCGCCAATCGGATCGAATCCTACAGCAACACGTTTGCTACAGTCCTTGTAATTGCCGCTCAAGATGTCTTGCATACGTTGCTCTGCTTGCTCTTTCGCATCAAAGCCATTGCCTAGCCAAGACACAGGGCAACGCTTGCCGCTGACGTGCTGGACGTAAAACTTGCCGTCGAACTCAGAATGCCGAACGCGTAAAACTAACATCTGCATAACCAACACCTTTACACTTGAAGAAACTCAAACCCAGACCGCTTTCGCGGTTTCGCCGTTCCCGGCTCGTCAGTGGGTTAGTTGAAAAACATGCTAGGCTTGTCCATCTCAGATACTACGTCGGTCATCAACCAAGCGTCGAAAGCGATTGGATCGCGTAGTTCAAGCTCAGCCATCAAGGCACCGCGAACGGTTGGAATATGCTCGCTGTTGTCGCTGTTGGTTAGTTCGTACGCTTCGCAAATCTGCTTGGTGCTCAAAGCCGAAACCATCTTTTGCATCTTATTTGCTGCTAACTCTGCAACTGTCATCATCTCACCCTTTACATTAACTGTTGCCGAGCAACGTGCCCGACTGATGTACAAACTTTATCGGCTTGGCTTCTCGCTGTCTACAGGGTAAGCGGGAATTTAGTAAAATAGTTGAAATCGAAAAAACTACCAAGCAACCGACGCCCATTCGCTGTAGGTTGTGTTGGCCGGTTCGCTTGTTGGGATAGCGTCGAAACTTGCGTCGAAGAGTGGTTTAGCTAGCTCGATTGCGTTCATAGCCTCTTCCTTCGATGCGAATACCGCTAAATCCAGGCCGGTGTTTTCTGCGATTGTGATTACCTTGTAGTTTTTCATCGTATTGACTTTCAAAAGATTAAAAAGCCGGAGCCTATCCCGGCGGGAGGCGGGTGGGTGATTAGACTCCGTGGTTTGCTTTAGTATTGTTCCACTGTGCAATCACCCAATCCGCCGGGCCTGATGCGATAATCGCCTCATTCCATGTCGGCTTTTTGCTGTTCTTGCTTTTCATCCCGAACCAACGATGAACGATAAACATCTTGCTTTCGCCAGCCTTTAGGACTTTTTCGCCATTGTGAACTTGAAAGCTCTCTTTAACTGCCGCTGTTTTCATCGTGCTACCCTTTACTTTTGCTTACCGCGTCGGCTAACTGCGTCCGACTGATGTAATAAGATTATCGACAAACAAATTGATTTGCAATAGCAGTAGCCTAATTTTTCTAAAAATTATCTTCCAACCAACGAAAACACTAGGAATTTTTTCGGTAACCTAGACGAAAAAGCACCCTTGCTAGGTCGCTTGCCGTCTCCGTTATTGCCTCTTCTGCTATGTCCCAGTGGCAAGCGTGAAGCATTTCGTGTATAAGCACATCTAGTTCACGCTCCCCTGATAGCTGAGGCTGAATCGTGATTCGCTTGGCGTTAGGATCGCATAAGCCATCCAGCTTCGACGGTAGCTTGTCCCGGCGTATCTCCCAGTATTTACCACGCAAGCGGCATCGCATCATCCACCCCTTACAATGCCGCCGTCAGCGATGCGTAAATTCGTTACGTCGAAGTCCCCGTTTTGCGAAGTTTCAACATAAGCGAAACCATGATTCCACCGGTTGATCCGAGCATATTCTGCGTTGAGATCGCATAAGCAACCAGTAGACCAAACGAAGCATTCGTCATGCCACATATTCGGCTCACAATGACCGCTAGTCTGATGCGAGTGACCAACTAAGACAGTATGCTTCGTTCGCATCCAAGCACCTCTAGCGGCGTTTACCGGGCTTGAAATGCCCTTCGGCAATTCGTGCCCGTGAAGGATCGGAAGCTTGCCTAGCATGATTGGCCGCTGATCCTCGACCCACTCAACGCCATGCTTTTTGAGTTGCAAGATTTCGGGCAATTGAAGCGGATTGAGATCCCATATTTCAGGAGCTTTTGCCCATACGAACTTATTCCATCGCTCTTCGTGATTTCCCGCTTTGTAGATTATTCGAACTTTCGAGAATCGCTTGCGAATGTGCGATAGCATCGCATCGACGATTTCCAACTCTCGTTTCATTCCTACCCGTTCAGGGTTCCGATCCCAACGCGATACGCCGTAGAAGTCGGCGAAGTCTCCATTGATGATTAGCGTATCAATGCGATGTTTTGCAAGCCACTCTAACGCAGTCTCCAACGCCATGTCGCTATGGTACGGGCTATGAATGTCAGAGATAACGCCGCATCGCATCTTGCCTTTGATATCGAATGTTTTCCAAGGCTGAGCCAGTGAAGGTGGTAGCGGTGGCAACTGACCTGCTTTGCCTAGCTCCTTTGGTTGCGTTGCTTGGCCTAGCTTCGCCTTGCCATTCGCACCGCGTATGACTCGAATAATTGACCTTGCATTCTCGACCGTAAACGCTTCTGGATGATCCTTAGCAAGCCTCTTCGCCAATGTCAGATTCGGAGTATCTGGGAACTTGCTGCAAAGCTCCTCCGCCCATTGCCTTGCTTGTGATTTCTTCGCCATCGTTTCTACTCCATTGCAATCTAGCTTCATCAACGGTCAACTCAGGCTTGCCGAGTTTGCGATTAACCCAATTATGCAGATGAAAGCCCCATAGCCATAACGCCTCAGGTGATGAGAAGTCAGGGGGGTTTGAGGCTTTGTACGCTTCATAGTCTTTGCGACACCTGCAACCGTATTGCGGTATCTTCGCTTCCCACTTCTCAAGGCTTGCTTGATCGCAGACTACTCCGCTGTGCAAATCCTTCCACGGATTTTCCAGCCTAGTGTATACCGTTGGATGTACAGTCTTTTTGTAGAAGCGTTGCGGCTGCGGCCACTCTGGTGCGTTGAGTTGATAACCTTGCCAAGTGTCTCTTGGAAGCATTATGCAAGCCCCACAGTTACGTTAGGCACTGGTACGCAATTATTGCCAACCGTGTAATCCGTTCGCACTGCATCGCACTCGAAGTTTTCAAACTTCAATCCGCAGTAACCTGGATCGAGGTACTTGCAATTTGTGATTGAGATTCCGCCGCCGGGCAACAGTTGCTGACAGCAATCGCCTGTTTCGCATAATCCCGGTAGCGGTGGATCGTCTCCACCTTCGCAAGTTTGTGCGTAGAAAGCCTCACCACAAGATGCCGATGATCCTGGAGGTTCGCAAGCATCTACGAAAGCAGTGCCGCACATGGTTGACCATTCTTGAATAGGATCACCTGGAATGTTTCCAGGTCTTCCAAATCGGTCATATCCAACGCCTTGAGATAGGCAAAATTCACCTATATCGAAAGCGTTGTCATAGCATGTCCCATTGAATATAAAGACGTCATAGAGTTGCGTCTGCGATGGCAGCCTGTACCCGTTAACCACTGGAGAATAGCAGGTGTATTGCCCTAGCTCTTCATCGAAGTATACCGGCTCGGATCGAGTTCCTCCGTTCGATCCTGGACACGGAACCAAGCGAAACTCTGAATTGTCTTGCTCACCTTGAATCCACGGTGCGACAGGTGGCAAGCAATTAGAATCTATGGAGATTCCGCAATTGAGTTGCGTTATCGTGCAGTTAGTTTTTCCGCTGCAACAATCGAATGGTAAATCATCCGTGCTTGCAATCGTAACATCACCCGCCGACGGTAGCGAATCGTAAAACTTAATGCGAGTGAAGTACATAAGCGTGCCTGAGCCAGCGAACGATATACCCTCTGGGCAAGTGTCGCTGTTTACGCCGTCTTCCTCAGTCCATGAGTTAGTGATAGAGCAATTGCCGTCTCTGTAGATACCAGTGCAACTAATCGTTTTGACGGAACTGTACTGAGCTTGCGATAAACCTTCATGCACTCGGTATTCACTCGTTGCCGCGATGTAGAACTTGCAAACGGGGTTCGCGTCGCCGTCGCATTTTATCTTCATCTTGCCGACGTGAATCGATACCGCCTCAAGACGAAAGTATTGCTCAAAAAAAATCCTAGCCGCCGACTGAACTTCAACAGTTCGCTTCTGTACCGCGACGCAAGGACAACTAAAATCCTCCGGAGAATCGTAGATTCCGGCTGGGTTGTAACTCAAGAGTGATTGATAGTAGACCGCATCAAACGAGAAGTCCGCCGTTTGCTTGGCGAACAATGCACAAGTTCTATTTTGAATTGGCTGACAAGGCAACTCGAAGCGGGCTGTATAGCAGCATTCACCCCTAACGAAAGCCTCCGTAGGATCTGGATCAACTCCCGGCCCGCTCGGGCAAGTTGTTTTATCGGGGGACTTGAGGGTTGCTGTAGTGTACGGCATCTCCTCTTCTTCGATGCAACACTCTCCGCAAGCACATTTGCCGAAGCAAGCCATTTAGCAAACCTCCACAGCTACCCATCGAGCATCGACCGGGAATATCAACACGTTCGCGTTGTTACTGATCGCCGTCGCGGAGATATTGTACGCCGTATACGTCACCGTGCCAGCCGCCCATCCAGTAGACGTCGGCACTTTTGCCGTTACCGTTCCGCTTCCATTCGCCGCAATCCCTACGGATCCTGCAACCGCAATTAGCGGAGTTTCGCAAGCGATAACGCGGATAACATCATCTTCGATGTCGTCAACGCCGCAGCATGTAAACAAGCACCCTTTGCCAACCTCGAAGCTATTAGCCGTTGGCCCTATCCGCGTTCCTGTTGCAAGCGTAGTTCCATCCGTCTTGGCTCTGTAGATTGGCCCAGGCTGAGCCATGCCGATATTTCCTATCGGTATCGCTTCGCCGACGTTAATGAGAAACGGCCCCATCACCGAATCCGTATAGTCGAATGGGCGATCTACTTTTAGGTAGGTTTCGCCATCGATGCTCTCAACGCCGGTAATCTGCATACAACCATAGGCAGGTATCTCGTATTGCGAACCGTTCAAGACGTAAACCGGATTCGGTACACTCATCCGCAAATCGACAGGCTTAGCCGCCCTCTCTCGCTCCCATGCAAAAGAGTTGTCGCGGATACGCTTTGCGAGTTGCGGAGAATAGAATCCTACGTCTTTCGGTGGCATCAATTAGCCTCTCGTGTCACAGAGCAGAGCGACTTTGTAAACCGCCGGTATTACCGCCGTCGCTGTCGCTGAATCGTTGCAAGTGATCGTCATTCGGCATTCGATCAAATCGCCCGGTTCGACTGATCCGGTAGACAGCGTGAAGTCGTAATTAGCCGCTGTAAGGCTGTTCATGGACTGTGCCGCCGTCGAAACCAAATCGCTTGTCAATACGCCATCGTTGCCGATATAAGCCTCTAAATCAACCGTGCAGCTATTGTCTGCAATGGTCGTCTCCATCTTGGCACGAATGCGGACTTGCAAAGTTTCGCCGTCGTCGTAATTCGGAGGTATCGGGATGGAGAAGTAAATCCTTCGAGTTGTTGCTCCAAGTGCCTTGCAATCGCCTGCCGTGATCCTAACTGGATTCGTGCCCCACGTCCCAGTAACTAGCCCCAAGTCGTCACTAGCCGCCGTAGAAACTGGATTCGACGCTACCGCATCCCATACGCGAAAGTTCGTTACTGGAACTTTGTATTCAGCCAAGACACGTTGCCGCATCTTACTTGGATCGATGTTGGCATTCGCTGCAATGTCGTTGTTCGACAGCGTTGAATCCGGAAGTATTATCGTGACATTTTGATGGGTTGCCATTAGTTGAAAAATCCTAGTGCGTTGTAGGAAAGGGGTTCGTAAAGTTGAATTTCTAGCCAGTGGGCAGGCTGTACCGCTGGCGGTGCTACGTCGTCGATCTGGTAGCCCTCGGCATCTAGTAGAACAGGTTTCGCCGTCGGCTCTCCTGCCCTAGTTGCTCGGATGATTTGCGTATTATTCGGCCCGACAAGATCGACCCGCTTGTAAAATCCCTCGTGCCTCACTCTAGCATACCAAGCCCGCTCTGGGACTGTGCGATATGGATAGCGAAACTGAATTACGGCCGTAACTTCCCAGTATCCGCCGCCGTTCACTTCAGGATCTTTGACGTTAGTTGCTTGAAACTTCTGCATCTTCGCCGTTCCAGGCGGCCAGCCTAGAAACGAATCCGAGTTTACTGATTGACGGTATCGAGCTTGCACAAACGGAGAAAACAAAAGCATGTTTTTGCGAATGGTAACTGTCTGATCGGCAAACAGTCTACGAACTCCGTTTATAGGCTCTCCATTGGCCGTTACGATAGGGTTTCCGTTGTAGTCCTCGTCTATTTCGAGTTCTTGTTCAACGTCGTCCCAATCAAGCCTAGCGGGAGCCAGAAGCGGGCTTTGTGGCCGTCCGTCTGCACCGAATTTTACTTCACCGCTGTAGTCAACGTATACGATCCAGTATACCGGGCTGATCTTTTCAGGCTTGCCCGCGTCGGCGAATACGAAAGGATAATCTGCTGAGTACGAAGAACCAGCCGCTGGAATTCCAGGGGCTTGCAAGACGTCGTTAATCGTCGCTTCTGGCACTGCGAAGACTTGGTACGCACTTCGGATGGATCCGTTTAGCTTGCGGTAGTTATCCGAGAGTGAAAAGTCACCACCGGCTTTACTCCACATTAGATCGACGCTGTAAATCTTATCGTTAAGCATTACCGCACCTCCTGCAAGTTGATTTCTGCACCGGGGCTGACGTCAAGCCCCTCGATTGCCGAAGCCGTCCGTTGTTGCTCAACAACCATCTTTGCAGTATTCTCCGCGATCTTATCCAGTGGCCCTTGCGACGGCCCTCTGGTTAGGACTCGACTCTCAAACGCTTGCAGGTCTCTCAAGGTGTCCCGCATTTGCGAAACTCCCGCCGCTCCTCGACCGGGCTTCAGGTTAATCTCGAAGTCTAACTGAAACGCATCTTTCAAGGCATCTAAATTGCCTTGCAATCGCGTTGCGAAGTCTTCGCCGAGCCTACCAGCCGCCTCATTCATCAACGCTTCAAGGCTTCGCTCGTTCTCGGTTATCTCTCTAGTCCCAAGCGATGGCATGTCTTGGAACGCTTCCGCGAAAGTCGTCTTTCCCATCGCCACAACCGCCGTTATCGCTCCGATGTTTTCAACTACCCAAGATGCTTGCATCGCCATTTCCTGCAATGCAAAAATTGTGTCATTCGACAACCTTGCAATCTGTAGCAAGATGCTTGCCGTCGATGCCTCAATCACATCCTCGAAGCGAACGATTGCCGTCTCAGCCGCCGAGAATCCAGTAACGAACCCTTCCGCTATCGTCATCGCAACATCGACGACGGAATCACGGATGGACTGAATCGTATTTTCAAAGTCTTCCATCGTCGGCTTGAGTTGGCTTACGATGTAATCAGAGATTAGAACAAAGCCGCGATAAACAACGTCGCGAATGGGTGCTAACAACGCTCCAAGAGTCTCGTATAGATTCTTCGCCGCTACGTTGAACGCTTCGCCCGCTTCGGTAGCATGTCTTGCCGATTCCGCTTTGTTTCTTAGCCCCTGCTCAGCTAACTTGCTGACCGCTGCTAGCTTCTCTTCTTCCGTTGCCATCGTAGCTATCGAAGGAATCAGACCGGCGAAAGCGTCGAAGTTGCCATTCGTCGCGGCTTCAACCATTCGCATTGCCGACGATAAGTCGCGGTCAAATACTCTTGCTAGACCTAACGCCGCTTCGCTCATATCCTCTAGCTGTGCAGGATCGGCACCACGTCGCAACGCTTGCGACATTTGCTCCATGATCCGGCTAGCATCGACATTTGTTACCCGCTCCAACTCGTTCGCCGTCTTGCGTAGCTCGTCCCCTGCGTTAGCCGCCGCGTTCGGGATTAGATCGAGCGTTTCGTTTAGCTTCAATGCAGAGCGGTTGACATCATCAAAAGCCTGGACGCTGTTTGTCGCAAGAGAGTAGATAGCCCTGCCAGCCTCAACTAATGCAACCACCGCCGCCGTAGCCCCGGCTAGCTGTGCAAGCCCACGAAAAGAAAACTCAATCTGCTGTGCAGTTTGCCCGACTTGCGATTGAAAGTCTTTGAGCACTTGAGATGCTTCATTCCGCGCCCCGAGCGTTACTTCGATATCAGCCATTTAGCTTCTACGCCTCCGCTCTTCTTCGATCTTTGCACAGTCTGATTCTATCGAGTTCCATGTTGCTACCATCCATGCGGATTGGTCGAGGACGCCTCCGCTGTCAGGCAACAAACCTTTGTTGACGTAGGATAGCAAGTTGGCCGCGTGGCTAACTCGATGCCCTACATACTCCTTTGGGCACCTCGGAACCTCGAAGTAACCCTTTCCATCGCATTCGTCGCATCCAACTTCGTCGCATGTTGGGCAAGGTGCTAACATTGGCCTATCCTGCGTAGGCTCATGTTCACACTTCGCCCTAGTGCAACTCTTGCAAAGTTCGCCGCTTCTGAGGAAAGCGGCGATCCTTATTTTTTTCTTTCGGTCTCCGATGGATTATTGGAACTCAACGCTAGGTTGATAACCTTGACCGCTTGAACCAAGTCCAATTCGGAATCCCAGTCCTCGATAGGCTTCTGCAAACTCCAACCGACGACGCAAACCGAAAACGCCTCCCGAATTGATTTGAATCCATCTCCTGAATTCGCCGCGTCTCTAAATTCAGAAATCAGCGAAACTACCCGCTCCTGATCTCTGAATTTCAATTGCTTGAAAGTGAATTCGATTTCCAATCCGTCGATCTTAGCTTGCATGGTTGAAGGCTATTGAAAGTTCTTGATCCGCTGTGTCAACATTCTTGTTTGCTTGCCATTCGAGTTGGTCAATCATGATTCCGTTTCGATCTCCCATTGGCTTAGAAACCAATTGAGCTTTCGGAGCCGTGATGACCAGCGTCGAAGTGCTAGGCCCATCGATTGTAAACGATAACGCCGCCTCTGTCATGTTTTTGAACTGACTGTATCGGTCTTGAGTCGCGATTAACTTCGACTCAGGATTCCCGGTTATGCGAATGTTTCGATCTGTGATAACGAAGTTATCGATGCCCGCTTCGGTGATGGAACATTCTCGAGCCGTCACGACGTTGCCAAAGTCGATTGTAGCCGACTCTAGGCAAAGGTTGTATGAACTCCACGCCGTAGCCCCGCCTGCAACGCGAAGCGGCAAGGTGTTGACGTAGTTGATACTCGAAGGAATTGCTACATCTGCTTCATCCGCGTAGACGCCTTGGAAGTCAAATTCGATCCGACCCATTCGGCCAGTCGGAAGCACGATTCGAGCCGTCCCTACTGCACCGTAAATCATCCGGCGAACGCCGTTGAAGAATCCGGCAATGGTGAGTGTCTTGACGTCTGTTCCGGTGTCTGGAACTTGTGTCTTTGGATAGAAGGTTGTCGAACTCTTGACGAATCCGCAAGCGGGTAGAAACAAGTCCGCCCAAGCCGGAACTGTCGATCCATCGTAGGCAAGGTCAATACTAAACGTGGCTCTTCCGCGTCTTGCACCTGCGATAGATGCAAGCCGACCAAAGCCCCCTTGCCCTTGCCGCTCTTGAAAGTCGAACTCAGGGTTGATAATAAAATCATAAGCGTTGACCGTGCAATCAGCCGCCGCAAGCGTTGCCGCTGTGCCAACAGTCGATTCGATCTTTGCACCAAGTACACTAAGTTTGCGAAGTAGCATAAATGTCCCTTCCAAATTCTTTGTTGATTTCTTCTTTTGCCCTTCGCAGATTCTTTTCTAGGATCGCTTTCGCCTGCGAAACGCCGCGATCAAATTGCTGCTTTACTCCGTCGATCTCTTTAACCTTCAAATCCCGAATCTTCTCGATGGGGAATCGACGCCTAGAAACTCGGCGGTAAATGTCTCTTCCTAGCTTGGCGATCTCAGGCCCGAACGCATGAGCGAATACGATGCCCGCTGGCATAAACCTCGATGCGTAGACCTCAACGCCAACCGGCGTCTGTCTTGCTCTAAATGCGTTTAGTGGAATCGTCCGGCTGTCCTCAATCTTAAGTACCGACTCCTTGGAAAGCACTCTATCGACGATGCGATCCTCAACACCGAAGCGTTGCAACTCGTCGGCTTTCTCAATCTGAATCGCCGTCATTATTTCGCGGTCTGTTCGACGTCGAATTTCGCCCATCGATCTATCGTAGGAATCCTCGAAAGCCTTTTCCATTCCGTCGGAATAGTTGATGATCCGCTCTTCGGCTCGGCGTAGCTTTTCGTACTCGATTTGTATATCGATCATCTTGCTACCTTTGCGTGTACGGATCGTTCTCGGAAACTCGGTACGTCACTCGAAGAGGCATGTTTATACCATCAATGCCCCCGTCTGCAACAAAAGGCTGCAACGCTCCCCATTCCGCGAAAAGTGCATTGCCGCCGAAAGTGTGCCAACTGCTGGCCGGTGTGCAAATCGCCTTTTTTACGTTGCTTGCGAATTCGTTTATCTGTGCGTCAATCGCCTCGTCTGAACGCTCCGACGGCATCAAGTGACAGCGAATATTGAAAGTCCTCACCGATGCCAACGCCGGAGGGTTTCCTGGACAGCTCAACTCAGGCACAATCGACTCGACGCCCTCAGTTAAGACAATCTGCTTGTCCCTTGGCGTAAACCCAGCGAATCTAGGTGGTCTTACAACCTCTTGGATATCGGCGGGGTAGCTGTCGGTATCGCCTATCATGCCCGAAAGCCGATCCAGGATCTCAAGTGCGATGTTTTCGATGATGCTTACCGGCATTCGACTAGCACCATCCCTTCATCATGCTCAAGTAGTCTTATGATCGATCTTCGCTCGGGCTTCTCTCCAACCCTGACCGCGAAAGCGATGCAATCGCCTCCGAGGTCTAGTTCATCGCTTGTGATGCCTTTGACTAAATCATTGGCAACCTTGACCTCGAAGACTGGCGTGACAACGTCGCCGTCTTCGGGCAGAATCGAAAGTGAGTTTCGCACGACGATAGCATTAATGCTTCTCGCCTTGCCGGTTCGCTTGATATAAACGACCGGCTCGGCGAAGTCATTCGGATTAGCGAACACGTTGACCGCATCCGCTTGTATCATGTCGTGCAGGCTCATTCAATTACCGCTTGCAAGTTACCGCGACGTAGTCAATCACAACGCTATCGACGTTGGTGTTAGCCGCCTTCTGCAACTGGATAATCGGTTGCAAACCGGAGCTATAACCGCTCATGTCGAAGGTCGTGGTAGCCGCTACGCGGATGCCGTCGATGTAAAACTTGACGTTGCTCTTGCCGCCAGTGAAGTCGATCACGAATTCACGATAGGTCGTTCCAAGCGTCAAGCCGGTGGAAACGTCGTTGTTGTCGCGTACGCCGTCGTCAGTTTCAACGTAGACTAGGGTTGTGCTATTCGCCCCTTCCATTCGGAACCAAGCATTCGCGTCAACGCTATCGGCGGTATCGTTCCGAGCGGAACCAACCCCGAAGCAAAGAATGCTACCGCTGGTGAAGGTAGACGCACCAAGCTTGACCCGCATTTCGATTCGTTGAACCAAGTCGATGTCGAAGTCGAGAGCGTCGTTGAAGTGCAGGCAAATGTTTTCGATTTCGCTAGTTGCCGCAAGCGTCAACGTAGCAACCGAAGTGCCCTTGGTGTAAACCGGAGTACCTGCGGCGGACGTATCGTCAACCATCCATGCGGTTGCTGGATCCGCCGAGGTTGGGAAGGTTGCTACCGTCCCGCTGAAGTCATCGCGGAATGTTTCAAAATCACGAAGATCAGACATGTTACTTTCCTTTTCTTTGTTTTGTTTTTGAAGAAAAGCCCCCAACCCTAGAGCCAGGGGCTATAAGTCAACGCAACCGATTAGCGGTTGCCGTAGATGCCGCGATGATCGATAACCGCAGCCGCGAAGCATTGACGCACCTTGTAGCGGTAAACGTCGTTGCTCATGATCCATTCGCTTTCCAGGACTGGCGATTCTTCGCCGTTCAAGAATGTGATTTCGACGGTGTCAACTTGAGCATTGTCTGCGATTGCGTACCAGTTCGTGGTACTGTTCGCATCAAGCAACGCGGAGGTCACAACCTGCAAAGGCCGTACGCCGTTAACGCCGTAGATGTTAATCACGCCCTCATTGCCGTTGCTTTGTGCGTAGGATTGGCTGTTAACCAACTCCAATGCCGTGCCGCTGTAGTTAAGCGGAACGAGCAAAGTACGAGGAGCGAGGTTTAGGTAAACATCGCTTGCCAACCCCTTCTGCAAGCCCATGAAGCGGAACGCCTCATTCAAAGTCGTTACGCTTGGGGCACCGGCGGATGCCGAGTTGATGTTTCGTCCGCTTGGGTGAGAAGCAGAGAACAATGAGAATCCATCTGGCATCGTTGGGTTGCTCAAGAGAGCGTCGTAAACTGCCTTTTCTTGAGTCCGACGTGCAGCGTTGCCGTGCATCGCTGGAATCCGCGAAAGTGCATCGAGGTCGTCGTTTACGACGGTTTCCCAAGATACGGTAAATTCCTTACCGTACTTTTGCACTTGGTAGCTAACCTTGGAGTCGCTAACCGCACCTTCTGGATAAGGTTTGGTTTCTGGGACGATTTCCAAGTTTGGAGATTCGCCAAGTTGGATCCGGTTGATGTTCTTGAAGTCATCAACGCTTTGCCCTTGACGTGCCCAAAGTGCCCAAGTGTACGGAGCTTCTTCGTACGATGCTCGCAAGGTCTTGCTAGCTGCATCGAGAAGCAAATTGGCGAATGATCCGGTCGTATGGTACGCCATATCGCTTCGCTGAATTCGCAAGCGGTTCATCGTAGCTTCCGATCCCAAAGCGATTCGGGCAACGTCGGCTTTGGTGTATCGATCTGGATTGATGCCCATGCGTCGAACACAAAGTTCGGCAAGCCGGTACAAACCAAGATTGACGAAGTCGCTGGCCCCTTCAGCTTGCGGAGCTTGCGAACGCTTTACACCTCCTCCCCGGAAGCAACGCTGAACCAATCCGGCTCCCGCTGCTTCGATGAACTTATCTTGCTCACTTGCGGTGATCGAGATATTGGAGCCTTCGACGGCTCCCCCTAGTGGTTGTTGAGCCATCTTTCGAATGATCCTTTCCCGAGCGATTTCGATAGAAACATCTTCCTCAATGAGTGAATCTGCGAAAGATCGCTCCAACTTCGCAAGCTTCACGTCATTGATAATCGTCGAACGGCGGAGCTTGTCGGCTTGCAACTGCCGAGCAACTTCCGCTTGTACTTTTTCTTCCATGTCGGCGGGTGCTGCTTCACCCTCTGCCCGCATGGTTTCGCCTTCCGGCTTCTTGTCTTCGCTCATCATGCTTTCGACCTCTGGCATCTCAGGCGATTCAACTTCGCTCGATGCCTTGCCAGCCAAAAAGGTGATGATTGAAATCGGATCGGTCATACCTTCCGGTACGCCGAGCTTTTGAACTGCGGCTTGTAGTGCCTCGTCCATTCTCGATACCCCTTCCCGGTCGTATGACCGTCTTACAGTGGAATTCGGATCTGCACCCGTTGCACAGATCGAAGCGTTATGCGGCTCCCATTCGGTTACAATTTCCGCTGGCCCCGCAATGACTACGCCGCTCGGCGTCGTGTATGATTGCCCCTCAGGGACGTATTTTCTTGAGATGATCTGGGCATCAATTGAGAAGTCATTTAGGTGCCCCTCGTCGTACCGCGTCTTGATCTTTTGCGACTCTTCATCGCTTGCGAACTCAGCAACTCCGACTAGCTGATCGCCCTCGATAGCTAGACCGCGAACGCTTCCGAATACATTTCGCACGGTCTTATCGTTGTGTGAATCGACGATAGGCAACTGATTGCGAGATTGCCGGAATCGTACGCCGTCCATCAATAGCACTTGAGCAACCCATTGACGCCGCATTTCGTCATAGACCATTACCGGCGTCTCAGTGGCTACTACAGCCTTACCATCCTTGACCGCTCCGAATTGGCGTTGAATGTGCTTCGGTGCCATTCGTTCAGCCTTGTCTCTTGATTCCATTTGCCTTGCAACCTTTCCGGCCCAAGCCTTGCCCGCATCTCCACCCCATAAAGCCCAAGCGATTCGGCCATTGCTAGGAAAGCCCTTTTCACCTGGACTCCATCCCTCGCCGCTCTTGTCAACTTCATGCCGAGCGAAGTAGCTATTCATTCGGCCAATAGTCTCTGGGCTGAGTTGCTCACCGTTGGCAATGTCCCTAGCTCTAGCCCAACCTACTGCCGTACCACCTCGATTAAATTCGCGTCTCCACTCAAGGCCCTTGCGGGCTTCTGCCCTGGCCCCTTGCGGCGGCGTGAAGTCAATGTCGTCATACTTGGCCCGCTCTATAGCTTCACCAAGTCGCTTGCGGCGGTCTGCGTTGATTTCTGCGAGACTAGGCACTAGGCACCTCGCTTTGCAATTCTTCAACCGCTTGCGGCTCTTGCGTTGGAGTCTGTGCCGCTGAAATTGCTAGTTGCTTCTGTTCGTTTGTTTGAAGTCCTAGCTTCTCCATCAAGCGATTTTCTTTCGCCCGTTGGTAGAAAACTGATCGATAAGACAAGCCCCTAGCCCCTAGCACATTTGCGTAGGTATCGGTGAAGCTATTCAAAGCCGATTCACTTGCTTGCTGTTCGCTCTGAGGATCAACCCATTCCCATTCTGGCGTTTGCCATTCAACCGGCGAAACTCCGCGACGGTCTGCTAAGAGTTCCGCTGACGTCGGGAAACCATCGACCCCACTCAATGCCGCCGAGGTAAAAAACTCATCCCAAACAGGCTGCAGGAAGTGCCTGATTAGATACTGTTGCCAACAACGAAAGCGGCGTCGATCTTCGAGTTGGCTAGTGCGGCTTGAGGAATAGGAAGTCTGCGAGTAGTCACGGGCTACAGTCTCATAACTTAGCCCTGTCCCAACCGCGATTCCGCGAAGGATAAGTTTGATCCAAGAATCCGCACCGGTGTTGGGACGCCCTGGATTGATGCCAACAACATCCTCCCCAGGGGCTAGCTCCATAATCATCCCAGGCTCTAGCATTCGCTCCCGGTTGCCTTCGCTGGTGGTTGATGGCCTTCCGTCAGGATCGACTAAGTCGCCCATTGGCGTATCGGTCTTGATTGCCATCGTAAAACAAGATGCAACCGCCGATGCTTGCAATTCGTTGTCAACATACGTCCCAAGGTCACGCAACCAGCTTAACGCCGGTGCAAACCATGAAACACCCCGCGATTGCCCCACACGCTCACGTCGGAACAGATGCAAAACCTCACTAGCCGGAACTCTCTCAGGTGTGCGAGTGAATGCGTAGGGCTGTAGCGGATGATCCTTGTAAATCCAGTACGCAACCGGCTTGCCTAGATCATCGATCTCAACGCCGCGAATGATTCGATTCCCGTTGTCGTTGCTCAACCTTGCTGCGTAGGTGTCTTTATCACCGGCTAACCTATCCGCTTCGATGATTTCCAAGGCTAGCGGCACAGGTCGATAAATGCCGCGATACTCGTTGCGTGGTAGCTTTAGTACGCGAATGAGAACTTCGCCAGCCTCAACCATTTCACGCTGTGCGATGCTCTGGATTTCCTCAAGCGTAAACTGCCCGTTGATGTCGCAGACTTCCGACCACTCAGCCCAAACCTTATCGCGTTGATCGTTCACGTCTTCAACGTCATCGCCTTCCGGCGTCTCGAATACGCTTTGAGCTTGGATGCCGCAACCGACGACACTTGAGACGATGGTATCAACAACACCCCAGGCGTAAGCATTGTTGCGAACTAGCTCGCGTGCCCATGCTCGCATGCGATCCGCTCCGAATGGGCCAGTTAGCTCCATGTCGGCGGGCTGGTTCTTTGGATTGCGATTCGATGACACCCGGGAAGGTTCCGCACCTTGGTAGGATCGCAATACGCGACGGGCTTGCATTCGACGCAATGCCGCTACCGGGCTAACCGCTGAAACTACGCTATCAATAAGACGTGTAATCATCTGCGGTGCCTCGTCAATCTGCCGAGAGAAACACCGCCGCTAGTTTCGCGTTGCACTTGACGAAGCAGCTCTTTGCGTTGCTGCATGAGTTCGCCGAGGTCAAGTTTAGTAACCGACCGCGAACCAATGGAATAAGACGACGCCCCACCTGTTAGGAGGGCTTCGATTGCTGCTTCGACTTGTGCGAGTAGGCTAACTGTTGATGCCATGCCCCAAAGTTTCGCACGCATCGACAATGCAACATAGTTGCACTTAACACAGCTATGTTAAAGCCGACAGTTTTTATTTACCTTCTTGGCTCCATGTATGACCACAAAAACCGCACTTGCAGTACCGGATCTTTCCTTGAGTGGAGTATACCCGAGAGTAACTTTCGCCCCTTGGTCGATGAGTTTCGCACATCGCACAATCTTTCGGAGTAAATCGACGCGGCTCTGGTGGTCTTTCCTCTATATCCAGCAATTTCGGCTCCACAAAAGAAACCTGATTCTCGGATGCTTGGTTCTGTAGTTTCTCATGCTTTTTCCTTGCCATCTTCTAGCTTCTCCTCTTAGGAATCCATCCACCTTCACGCCGACGAAATCGCGTGCCGTGTTGGTACGCTTTTTCAACCGGCTTCTTTTGCTGCTGCTGATTCTGTTGCTGGACTTGTCTTGCCTCAACTGCGATTTCAGAAGGGGCAATCAGCTTAACGCCGCAAGCCTCACCCGCCGCCGCTGCCATGTAGGTAGCGTCTAGCCAGTGATTGTTTTCGTTCTTAACGCTCCAGTAGGTTTTCGACCCTTTGCCCTCTTTGAATTCGCTAACTAATTCCTCCGCTGCGATATGTTGCGAGTAGCTTCCGTGCTTCTGATTTCCATCGAGAGTAAAGAGCGACATTGAACCACGCCGCAGCATGTTGTTATCGTCGAAGGTTGGCGTTAAGAATCGCTCATGAACAAACTGCTTCCAGTAGTTGGTATCAAGTTCGTATAACCATACTCCAGCCGATGCAAGTTTGACGGCGTGAAGATTGGCACCTGCTAGCGTAGTTGCGTTGCTTTGTTTCTTTGGAGCATACGGATTGATACCCTTTGAGACGTGGAAGATGCCGCCAACCTGCTTGACGAATTGATAGGCAGCATTTGTAAACGTGCCTGAATCGACCATGCAAAACTGCACTTGATGCCGATTGCCAGCCGCATCAACAAACTGCTTTTGCAGTAACTCATCTCGATAGTTTAGCAAAGCGGAATAGATCGCCGGTTCCGATGCTTCGTTGTCCATAGTTCGATCTGTGTTGTAGACCTCGGCAACGCCATAATCGACGACAACGCCCCCGGCACCTTGCCACCATGCAGTAACTACCCAATGGCATCGATACTTGCCAAGGTCAATCGCCGCTGTCAATGCCGCTGTATTGAGTGGCAATTGACGCCTAGCAAGACCACTAATCCGAGTCTGCACAATCTCCGCTGTAAGCCCTTGACCGATTGGCCCAGCATCCTCAGGTGGATCGTTGTCAATCTCAGTAGCTACCGACTTCGTGCCTACGTCCGCCACTCGGTTATAATAAGCCTGGATAGACGACAACTCGAGCGGCTCGCCGTCTGCGTGCAATTTCTTGGAGTAGCTGTAAGG